AAAGAACAGGACAATATCAACTGGACCCTTTCCAACACTGGTGACAATGGCTTCATTAACAATATCATCAATGGCATATTCAGCCTCGGGATACATTACCATTTCACGATAGCGAGTGATTAACTCGGCTTCATTTTTGACGGCGCCCTCAATATCAAGATAGGTGCCATACGCTCCCGCAAGGGGGGAGATTTGTAAGGCACCTTCTAGGTTTTCTTTTTCGGCAAATGATTGAATTTTGGCGGGATTTTCTTCTTCTTCCCGACCAATAGTAAAACCGAATAGTTTAACAGCCATAGTCTAGAATCCTATATTTACAAAGTAAAGGTGAGTGATGTGGGCAGACATGTTTCTACCCACATCCCAAACCTATTTATATATTCACTTAGGACGTAATTCCAGCGGCCTGCCAATAATCATATTGCCATGTGCAGGTAAATTCCTCAAGCGTATCATTAGTTTCCCATGCAAGGTCAATTGGAGCAAGAGAAGATGGCCACATATTTATAATGGTTACTCGTTTAATTTCTTCTCCCTCTTTCCCATAATGAATAACATCTGCTGTGGTTTGATAATCACCAGGTGCTGCACCAGCTCCTCGAAGGTTTTCTGCATGTGAATTAATAGAATTCATCCAAGTTTGAACTGCATTATATACAGAAAAATCTTCATCGTTGATAATTGTCGTGGTCCATTCTGGGAATGTTCGATTGCCTGCAATCTTGATAGTTCTACCAAAATATGGCAATTCAATCATTCCTAGGTCAGACCCCGGCATTTGAGCCCCTTTACAAGTAAAGGTCATCTTTGTTCCTGCTGCTCCTGGATTGGCAATTCCCGGAAATGGCATAACCACTTCAAATAGATTGGGGCGTGCGCCACCACCTGTTAATTGCGCCCTAATATCGTTTACGTTAAAAGGCATGTAAGTCTCTCCTTATTTAATATTCTTCCTAAGACTATTTATACTAGAATTTTCCAACAACTTCTGAAAAGTCAACGCCCGTTCGGACTGCGACGAAGTTTAGTTGAATGAAGTTAATTGAGCGAGCAGGCTTGATGTAAATATCACCAATAAACTCGTTTCGGTCAATTACTTCGCCTGTGTTATTTGTCGAATCACAGACAACCTTGAAGTCATAAATGCCCCTTCGCCCTTGTACATCGCGGAGGAAAGGCTCTACCATATTCACGAATTGTGAACGGGTAAATGCATCATTGAATTCAAAGAGCGTGAACTTGGCTGCTGTTGCAATAGCCTTTTCTAGTACAATAAAAAGTCTTCGTACATTAATTCGGTCAAATGCACTAGGCTTCGCCTGGAGAGTCTTGTCCCCATATAAAATTGTGCCTTGTCCCGGAATAGTAACAACAGGATTGATGCCATTCTTGTAGAGTTCGTCACGGTGTGCCTTCTGAGGATTCCATGCGAGTCTAACAACATTCTTGATGTGCCCGCGATTGAATCCCGCTGGTGACCACCATGGGTCGCGAGATTCGTCTGTTCGGACACAAAGCCCTGCAACGTCAGAATTCAAAGGCACCCAGCGATACTTGTCGTTGAACTTATCATACTGATACTTCCAACCACTATCCATGACTGCATAAGAGGTACTCAAACTGTTAATGCCATCGACCCCAGAATCAGTAAGGCGATATGCCTTGACATTAGCCAGCTTCGTCGATAGAGTATCATTTCCTGTGACATCGGCCGAGTTGGGTGAAATAAATGCAACACAATCTTTGCGAGTTCCTGCGATAGTTTCGGCAATATATCGAGTAGTTAAACCATCGGCAGGACCGGCAATAAGTAATGAAATATCTATTTCTTCTGAATCTGCAAACCTATCATATCCAAGCATGTAGTCTGCGGCCGCAGTAGATAATCCGTCAGAGCCCTGGGCTAATGTTGAGGTGTCAGGCAGCCAAAGTTTACTATCTGAGGGGTCGACCGAATCTCGTTGGTCTGCACCTTCGATGAACTTAAATGATTCTGTTACTTCATTTGTGACACCAGCGACAAATGCCGTATTTCCCCAGTCGCGTGATTGTGCGCCATCGGCATCTGCGCCTGCGGCGGCTGTGCGTGTAGAAGGACGGTATAAAAATCGAATATATTTGGATTTATTATTAATAACATCTGCATAATAATTAGAACTTCCGTCATCAGTTTTTGCATCCCGGGCCTTTGACACATTAGGATACTTCTCAAGAACTTGACCCTTGACACCTGTAATCAGACCAGTTGCATCTGAAACAGCAATATGAATTTCATCATTGGCTGAACCTCGGGCTGCTGCGTATGTAGATGTGCCTGGAACTTGGTCGAAGTTATTATAATACTCCCACTTTCGGTCAACTGCGGCATTAGTTGCCGTAGTAGCAGTAACCTTATTTAATTTCATCGGAACTGTATTTGCAAGAGTAGCAGAAGCGCCAAGACCTGTGGGAAAAGAGACAACTTTAAACTCTCCTGCAGGAAGAGTTCCTGGGGTGCCGGCGGGGCCGTTTGCGAGATTGAGGGGCCCCGCAAAGTCGGCGGGAACAGAAGTTCTGAACGTTACGACATCTCCAATATGAAAATTATTATTACTGACAACGTATACAATATCTGAACCAGCAGTTGTATTTGCGGTTTCATTACATACAACATTAGAGAATTGCCCTGGATATGAATCGCAAATAGAAACCCGAAGATTATTTCCTAAGGCCCCAGGATACCGTGCACCCCAACTACCCCAAGTATCAACAGTAAGTCCTCCAAGATATTCTCCTGCTCCGGTGGCTTGCTGGGCAAAATCCTCATCATTTTTAATAAGAAGGCCGGTCGAGACATCCGGCGCCGGACGCTTGGAACGTGCGTTATTTGCAGTTGCTAATGTCACACGAACTGTGTGCAACTTATTCCCGTAGTCCAGAAAATTCGATGCGCTAAACCAGTAATCGGCTATTGTATCATCTGGTTTTCCAAACGTACTAACTAATGTTTCTTGATTATTGACTAAGGTGATTTCGTCCACAGGACCCCAATTGAACGCCCCGACAAATCCTGCGTCTGTGGTAGCAACGGACGGAACAATTGTAGTTAAGTCGATTTCTGTAACATTTACACCTGGTGATAATTGAAAAGGCATTTTAACACTCCTCGTTTAGAATATAATTTATAGGGGACCTTATTTCGCGCAGAAAGGTCTTCCATTCTGATGATATTTATAATACCAAGTATTTTAGTGAAATTTAGGGTCTGGGTTGGGGTCGTTCTCAAAATCATTTCCCCACAACCAACGGTCGTCTCCTCGGTCTACGGCCACCTCTTCAACTATAGGGCCAGAGTCAATGAAACCAAAGGGCAGCAATTCTTCTTCTTCGACTTTTGACTTGTCAGCCAAAATACGTTTTCTGGCATCCACGCTAGTCAAGTCTTTGAAATATGGTTGAGTGGTAAGCCAGCAAAATAGAACGAGCGTCATTACTAAGTCATCGTTGTGTCCAGGCTCAGCCTCATAGGAATATCCTCTAGCCACAAAAGAAGTCAGTTCGGCAATTGTATCAAAGTCTTCGATGAGTAATTTATCGCTTTCGACAAGGTTCTTGAGATTGAGACAGCCCACTTGCTTTACTTTTTTGGTTGTCTTGATTCCAATTTGAGCCTGCCCTATACCAAACCCACCGCCAAGAACTTGCCCTGCACGCCCCCGTTGTGTGACTAATAGCATGTTGTCATATTCTAGGTCATGGTGTAAAATGTCAGCCACTTGCTGTCCAATGTCATTGATTTCGACAAGAACAAAGGCTTCATTATATTTCAATGCAGCATTATGGACAACTGTGGGATATGTCAGCGGGGGAATTGTTGCATTGCGATACTTGGCCACCTGTTTATATGGAAATTCTGACGAATCAATGATTGAAAACGCAGAATAGTCTAATCCCTCACCATGAGACACATCGACAACTAGCGTATAGACATGCCCTTCTTGAGGTTCTTCATAAATGTCCATGTCTCCCAAAATTTTCTGTGGTTCTTTGAATGGCATATTCTTTAGCTTCGTTGCGTTAATCAAAGTATTAATCGACCCAACAAAATCGCATTCAAATTCTTGCTGAAATTGCTCCTGGCTAGTGTTCTTAATTGTTTCTTCTTTCCACTTTTCATCACGACCTGGAACTTCACTCCAATGAACCTCGACGGGTTTGTATAGATTCTTTTGTTCTTGTGCATCCGACCACAATTTATAGAAGTGGTTCATTCCGCAAGGGGTACTGACGATAATGACCTTTGTTGTAATACCGGAAGAAATTGTAGGATATACAGAAGAGAAGAATTCGTCTGCAATATTCTTGGGAACGAATGCAAATTCGTCAAGCAGAATCATGTTGTATGTTCCACCACGAACTGCACTAGAAGAAGTTGATGCCGCAACAATTTTTGACCCATTCTCTAGTTGCATGTCCCCACGATTCCAAACTTTAATTCCTTGCTGTAGAAATGGGGGAAGATTTTCATAGGCTAGTTGCAGTCTGCCTAGAATATCACGGGCGAGCGAACCTTTGTTCGCAAGAATGGCTCT